CGCTTGATGCCGGATTGCTGACAATCGCGGTTGCGCTGGTGCCGGAAAGATCCACGACTGCGGTCTTTCCCGTGATCGTGGCGACGTTGACGATATTAGGTGCGGCCATGTTTTATCTCCTCAGCCAAACACGATTGACATGGCAATGGCTTTGCCAGTGCTGGCGGCGTTGTTCAGTTGCGTTGCGGTAGCGGTGACAGTTGTCCCGCCAATTTTCCACTCCCCAGCAGTCAGGTTCGGCTTGATCGCCGTCGTGCCATCAAGCAAATCATCAAGATCATCGAGGTTGTCATTGATCTTGCCGCCCCAAGTGTCCTCGGACGCGCCAACTTCGGGCTTCACGAGGCCAAATGTCGTTGTCGTTGTGTCTGCCATTTTAAGCCGCCCTTATGCCGCTTCGGTCCAAATTTCCGCCGTGTCAGAGACAGGCGTCCAAGTCTCTCCTGTATCAGACTGCGGCGTCCATGTCTCTGCCGTATCCTGACCGGGTTCCCACTTCTTGATGAAGGATGCCGACACTATACACGAAATTGCAGAAAGCGCACTACCCAAGCGCACACGCTGCAAAGACGCCTCAACGGAAACAGCGCACGCCGATGTGGACGACACATTGACCAGCGCAACCGTCGAGACAGAAGTCGTCAACGCAGCCGCAACCGTGCCCGAAATGTTGCGCGCCCGGTAGGCATCAAGAGAAACCGTAGTGGCCGCCGAGATCGGAGCGTCAACCTCACGCAGCCGTTGTGCATCCGCAGAAACAGATGCTGCACACGCAGCAGAGGCGGAAGCATCCCGCACGCGATCCGCATCAGCAGATACTGATGATGTGACGGAAACAGTCGCGCCGGCATCACGCGCACGCTGCGCCGAAACCGTTGTCGCCGATGTGATCGTGATGGTTGCCGAAGCGTCCAGACGCTTGCCCGCCAGCACAGAAACGGCAACAGCGACCGAAGCAGCTGCCGAGGCGTCTTTCACCTCGCCATCAAGCCCATACGCCTTTACGCCGTATGCGCCTGTACCGAACCCTGTACGGTAGGCCGCCACCTACTCAGCCTCAGTCGAGGTTGATGTCGAGATCGCCTGTCGGCACGCGCAGAACGTCCCCGGTGTCAATCACCTTGGAGGCGGTCAGCGAGGCGTAGGCGATCATGTTGCCCGAGGTTGAGGCGTCGAACACCGCTGCGTGCGTGATGGTGCCCCAGCTTCCCGTTGCAGTCGGGAATTCGATGGCTGCATCGTTCGAAGCGTTGTTGCCGCTCACGGTGAACGTGACAGCCTCGCGGGTGTAGCCGTTGCCGCTCACCTCGGTGCCGCCGCCGCTTTCACCCGGTGCAGCCGTGAACAAGCCAAGATACCACGCGGTCGGACGTGCCGGTGACGGGCTGCTTGCCGTCAGGAGCCACGTCAGGACGCTGGTTTCAAAAGAGTTGGTCAGTGACATCAGAAGCTCCTGATTTTCATACGCAGGCCGGTTCCGCTGTGCCGCGCGTCGTTGGAAGAGTCGTTTAGGCTATCAATCGCGGATTGATACAGGGCTGCCCAGATTTGAATGCGGGCGTCGTCCTTCAGGTATGGTGCCGAGTGGATCAGCGCCCCGTAGAGGTAGGCATCCGGCGCGTTGGTCAAGAGCCAGTTTGTCGTGGCCGAGTCCGACAGCGCAGGTATCTTGCCGAAGTATAGCAGTTCGCCCGTGTAAAGGCCATCCGGCACTGGGTACAGTTCAAACTGCGCCCCGGTCATGGCGTAGTAATACGGGCGGCCCGTGACGTTGCCGTCTGCCTGTTTGCGGTCAATCATCTCAGCTTGGCTGATAAGCTCCAGCCGCGAGGTTTCGCCGGTGGTCAGATAGAAGCGGATTGTCTCCACCCAATCGGCGGGGATGGCGCTGAATTGCGTGTCAAGCTGGGCGGTCGATCTGGTCTCCATACGCCAGTGACGCAGCTTGCGCTGCATGTCAGCCTCGGCCAGCGCGATGAATGTTGGCACGACAGACGTGAGATCGTCGCGGTTCAGGAAGTCCGCGACGGCTGTCTTTAGCTGGCTGTAATTCGCAATGGTCATTTCTTCTTCGCCTCGTTGCGGGCCGAAATGGCCTTGGCTTTTGCCTTAGCGTCCGCCTTGCTGCTTGCGCCCCATGCGTTGAGTGATAGCAGAAGTCGCGTGGGTTTTCCATCGGCATCACGCTCGGGGCCGGGCATGCCGCCCATTCTGGCCAAGAAGGACGCCCGGCGCGGGTTGTCGCCCGACTTGACGGGCGGCTTGAGGTTCATGCCCTCGGCCTTCGCCGATGCCCGCCCTTTGGCGTTCAGGCCGCCTTTTGGGTTTTTTCCTTCAGCACGCTGCCAAGCCGGGGTTTTGGCCATCACTTGGCCTTCTTTGCTGTCTTGGCCGAAGCCTTGAATGCAGCCGCGGTCGGTGCGCCTTTGGCTCCGGGCTTGCGCATCTTCTCGCCCGATCCGGCTTTGATACGCTCACGCTTTGCGTTGATGTTGGCGTAAAGACCCTTGGCCATTACTTCTTGCCCTTCATCATGCACTTGCCCATAGCCTTGCACTTGGCGGGGTTCGGGCAGCCTTTGCACGGGGTGAACTTCACTGGCTTTTTCATTTCTTCTTCGCCTTTCCTGCTTTGCTGAGAGCAATGGCAATCGCTTGCTTTTGCGGTTTTGTCTTCATTTCCGTGCGGATGTTAGCAGAAATCGTCTTGGCAGACGAACCTTTTTTGAGTGGCATTATGGCCTCCTCTGGCGCGGGGATGCCGCCACCCTAGCACATCACGCGATGCCTTTCAAATTACGTCGCAATGGTGCGCCCCAATCGTCCTGAGTTGCCATCCCAGCCTTGTAGATCGCCACCAAGCCAAAGGCATCGGCGGCATGGCTGGAGAAGTCATGCTCTGGCCCAAGCCCGATCCCGCGCACCTCATCCCGCTTTTCGTGATACCAGCCCAGAGCCTCGCGCCCACCGCGCGTTGTCTCCTCGTTGAAGCGGATCGCCGGGAACAGGCGGCGTGTTGCATCGATACGCTGCAATGCAGCACCGGCACCTTGGTTCTTCACCAGATCGACCACGAAGCCAGCCTCGCGCAGATAGGACATGGGCGTGACGGCATAGACGCTATCATGCTTGCGCCCGTCGTGCGGAAGGACGCAGACGGCCTCCTCGTAGTCATTGGCCCGAAGCCAGTTGACGTGCGCCTCGAAGGGCTGGCCGACGGCTTCGTAATAGTCCAGCACGCGCACCTCGGGGCCGATGAATTGCACGATCCAGATTGCCGTGGCGTCGGACTTTGACGACGTGCCGCCGATGTCCCAGCAGGCGTAGACCTTCATCAGCGGATCGCGCGGGATAAATCCGATCCGGCGTTCAAGCTGGGCGTCGGTTAGATGCTTGGCGTAGTACGCGCCCTCAAGGACGGTTGCATATTCGCCTTCCCAGATGTGGCCGTATCTTTCCGGCTGGTTTTCCAAGCAGTCTCGGCGCTCTTGCTCTAGGACGGACGGGAACCACGGATTGTCTGACCAGTTGGCCCGGACAACGACAGCGCCAGACGGCGTGACAGGCCCGCGCAGAAGCTGGTCGATAGGATCGGTTGGGCGCGATGGGTTCCAGCTAAACCAAAGCTCAGAGTTTTCGGCGCGGATTGTCGGGCGCAGGAGTGAGAGGGATCGGTCAGAAAGCGACTGCGCTTCTTCAACCCAAGCCCGGTCGAAGCCTTCCAGCGACTTCACGCTGTCTGCGGTGTGGTCCTGCATCCCTTGAAAGATGATAAGGCCATCGCCGGGCGTTTCGATCACCTCGCGGAAGACCTTGAAGCCTTGGGCCTCGCCGAGGTTGTAGGATTGCAGCGTGTCCTCGATCAGTTTCTTGGCCGACTGCTTGAGTGACTTTTGCACTTCACGGATGCAGACGCTGCGATGACCGGGGAACATCAGGTGTTCTTCGGCCAGAAGCCCTGCGAAAAAGCGTGACTTGCCCGAGCCTCGGCCACCCCAAGCGCCTTTGTATCGGGATGGGTTTAGGAGCGGCGCAAAGGCCGCTGCCGTTCTGATTTGCAGGCGGTTCTTAGCCATCAGCGTCTTTTGGCTGGACGATAACGCGTTCAATGACTTGCGGCGTCATGGTGCCGTCGGAGGATGTCAGGTCAACCTCTTGCTTTTCGCGCCAGCCTGCCCTTGTTTTCATCCAGAAGATCATGGCGGTGGTGTCGCCTTTGGTGGCCTTGTTGAACAGCGCACCGCCGACCGAAGCATTGGCGCGGGCCAAGGCTTGATCCAACTCCTCGCGATAGTATTTGGTCAGGGTTTTGTTGTCGATGCCAAGGATGTCGGAGATGACTGCTTGAGGCGTGCCAATGGTGGCATGAAGCTGGACAAGCTGGCGGCTTTCCTTTGACGGTTCGTGCGGGTTGCGGCTCATGCTGCGATCCTCTTACTTGCCAGCGCGTTGAACGTCTCGCCCGTCGCTTCCAGCGTTGCCTCTTGCCCGGTGAAATCCTGCCAGCGCTTGACGATCACGTCGCAGTATTTCGGGTCAAGTTCCATCATGCGGCAGTCTCGTGCGGTCTTTTCGCAGGCGATCAGCGTGGAACCGGAGCCGCCGAAGATATCGAGGACTGAGGCAGAGGCGCGTGTCGTTTTATCCAGCGCCTCAACAGCCAATGCCACAGGCTTCTGCGTTGGGTGAACATAGGTTGACGCACCGTCCTTGTTCACGGTCCAAACGCTGCCGATCCTCTTGCCGCAGAGTTCCGCGCCACGATGCCAAACCAGCGCAATTTCATAATCGCTGCTGAATGTGCGCTTCAGGTCGCCGATGCCGCCGCCGGGCTTGTGCCAGACGACAATGTTGGTCGGATATCCCATAGATTGGAACTGGTCGATCCACTTGGTCTGAACCTTCCAACTTGTCCAAACAAAAACCCACCCGTTCGAACACGCCTCGATGATTGGCGCAATGTCTAAAAACGTGTCGTCATTTTTCAGCACGTCAAACTTGGCGCTCTTGGTTCTCATGTTGCTTTGGAACTCCACCCCATACGGCGGATCAGTAAACACCATGTCAGCCTTTCGGCCTGCCATTAGCTTATCCACCGCGTCAATGCTTGTGCTATCCCCGCACATCAGCCGATGCCGCCCCAGAACCCACACATCGCCCTCAACCGTGACAGGCACCGCAGGCACCTCTGGCACCGCGTCCTCGTCGGTGAGACCCTCTGTCTCCTCGGCCAAGAAGTTGGCAATTTCGCCAGTCTCAAAGCCCGTGAGCGACAGATCAAACCCCTGTGCGTCTAAGTCCTGCAATTCGATCTTCAGCAAATCGTTGTCCCAGCCTGCGTCCAGCGCAAGGCGGTTGTCTGCGATGACATAGGCACGGCGCTGGGCTTCGGTGAGGTGTGATGCTTCGATGACGGGCAGATCAGCAAGCCCCAGCTTTTGGGCTGCCATGACGCGCCCGTGTCCTGCGATGATGCCGTTCTCGCCATCTACGATGATCGGGTTCAGGAACCCGAATTCGCGGATGCTGGCGGCGATCTTGTCCACTTGCTGCGGTGAGTGTGTGCGGCTGTTGCGGGCGTATGGCACCAGCGAGGCCACTGAAACTGTTTTATAGTTCGGAAATTGCTTCATCTGTCGGTCTCCGGTGCAGATTGTCTGTCGCGCATCTTAACGCTTCACCGCCAAATATGCAAACTGTCCTACGCCCTCGCGCTTGCAAAACAGGAAACACCGCTTTTCGGTTTCTGCTCTTGCAGCCGCAAAGCGGTGCAGGCCGCCACAGAACTGGCCGATGTGGTAGACGATGCGGTCGCCCTTCTGCGCCTCGCCAAGAGCCGCCTCGAAAGCGTCCGGCTTTGTCTCGCCGGTGATGTAGATGGTCTGGCTCATGATGTTCTGTAAATGCTCAAAACGCCGCCAATCGTTTTTGTTTTGAACTTCATGCCAGACTGCCTCCCATGAACATGGCAAGCCACTTGCGCTTTTGATTGAAATGCCGGGTCTTCAATGCGAACCACATCGCCGACCGACATATCCTTGAACGGCCAAGAAACCCGCTCAAATGCACCAACCTCTTCAGGTGCAGCCTTTTCGATCTTGAACATTCTCATCTCCATTTGTTTCTCATAACGATAATGCATTATCAAAAATAAAAAATCAATAGAGAATATCTGCCCAAGAAGTTTTCACATTACTCATGAACATACACGGCCTCGATAACTTGTAACCCATTGTCCTGTAAGGCTTTTCTATAGATATTAAATGTTTACACACTATACTATACTACCTACTTCAATCCCTATACCCAATATGGCTGGTCAATATTTCCCACTTATATGCCTCTTACGGCCAAATCCGTGTAAACATGGATAAATCAATAAAATCAAAAGCTTACGTGATAAAACACCGATAAAACAACGTGTATCATTGCGTAAACATGTTGGATGGCGCGCCCGAAAGCGCGCCCTATCACGCCACCACCCAAACATCTGGGATTTTCCCCTTCCAAGCTTTCTTACCAGCCTCGCGGCGGATCATGCCTGCGCTCACCATTTTGTTCAGGATCGGCTCAAGCGCCTCGGGCTTCATTCTCATGCGGTTTGCCAGAACCTTGGTCGATGCGCCCTTGTCGGGGTCGATGTAGTTGATGACGCGAGCGGCGATTGCTTCTTCTGGGCGGTCCTTGGAGTTGTCGTTGGCGAAAACCAGCTTGATCTTGGCGTCCAGTTCAGCGCGCACATAGGCGAAGGCCCAGCGCACATGCTCGGCGGTTCTCTGGGCTGTTGGGATGGCCAGAATGAAGCTGATCTTTGCGACCAATTCATAGGCGCGGCGGATCATAGCGACGGATGCCTCGCCGGTGTTCTCGCCCATCTCCTCGGCATAGGCGTGCAGCCACTTGGACACCTTACGGAGCATTTCGCTGGCATCATCGTCAGTCTTGACGGGTTCGCGGTCGCCGGAATATTCCACCCGCCCGCCGCTGTTCATCACGTCAAAGTTACCGCCGTGGAAAATCTGGGCCAGCCTCATAGCAAGGTTTTCTGGCATCGGGCGCTTGCGGAAGTTCTCTCTTTCTTCTGGATTGTTGTCGGTCTCAGCCACGATGATGGCG